CGTTGAAATACCCTTGCGGCCTTGCAGGCGGGCGCGTTCGACCGTGAAGCGCTGGCACTCGATGCCGCCCCAGTTCGATGGCTTGGCCAGCTTCACCTTGTTGCCGGGCTTCAGCTTCCGCTTCAGCGCCTTGTTGGCGGCGGCCTTCGCAGAGCCTTCGCGATACTCACGAGCCGACTTCAGGCTGGAGTACGAGTTGTAGGGGCCAATCGGATCTTGCAGTTCCGAACACTGCGCGATGATTGACATCGGCGCGGGGCAGCCATACGGCCCCATCGTTTCGGTCATGTCCTTGTAGCCGAAATTGTATTCGTCCTTCGGCCGGTTGTTGATGGCGATCACCGCCAGCACGCGGATGAAGCCATCGGCGTCGGGGACATAGACGTCGCTGTCCGGCTCGTGAACCTTGAGCACCAAGAACACCGCTTCGCGGGTCGCACTTTCTGCGACGACGCGCTCAGCGCACCATTCCCGGCCCATCGAGCCCTTGATGGCCTCGACCGCCTTGACGCCCTTCGGCTTGTGAAAATAAGTCCAACCCACGTTCGATTTTCTCCTGTTAGATGTTGCTGGGGACGATGCCGGGGAAACCGGCAACCACCGCCTTCAGATCCGCGTCGGACAATCCGGCCGCGACCGCCTCTTTCAGCGCCTTGTACAGCTTCGGGATTGACATCATCGGGATGATGAACCCGGTGATCGCGCGCTGAATTCGCGCATCGATGGCCGCCTGAACCGCTTTCTTGCTCAACTTTTTAGCCACTTGATTCTCCGTTTGGGTGGGGCTGTTTCGCTGGAGCCCCTCACGCGCCCGACTAGCTCCGCTGCCGGGACCGGGCGAGGGCGCGACCCTCGCTTCTTTCGTTTAGTCCATCCGGCTGGAGGCGTAGATCGACAGGCCTTGGCCAGCCAGTTCCTCGTTCAGCACCTTGGCCATCGCGTTGGCGCACGCTTCCTTTCGTTCCATCGACTGGCCGAAATCCGAAACCGAGATCTCGACGCCGCCGTAGTAACTCTTCCGCGCCAGCTTGTTTTTCGACAGCCACTTCGCGAACGACGAGTTGCCGGGCGAAACCTTGACCCACGCGAAACCGCAGACGCCGTCCGGGACGTACCACATCGCTTTCGGCACGCTGTTATCGTTCAGCGGATTGGACAGCTCGCTGACCATCATGGCCTGCGGCTTGGCCGCTTCACCGGCCGCACGACCGGCCGCCGAGGCCTTGGCCATCGCCGCTTCAAACGCGGCATACTTGGCCTTCCGGGCCACCTTTTCCGCCGCGATCTTTTCGCGGAGCGAACCGTATTCAGAGACTTGCACTTGGAACTCCTTTCCAACGAGGGGAACACCGCGTTCCCGACAACTCTTATATAGGCCAGAACGTCCTATATGTCCAGTGGGCATAGATCACGAAATGTTTCAATGGGCGGTAACATAGGACGCAACAAAGAAGGCGACGCAGGCCACGATCACAAGGCCGCAGACGATGGTCATGCCTCCTCACACTTCCACGCGGCGCAGGGATAGCGGTTGCCGCCGAGGCTGGAGCCGCAGACCTCGCAGGGCCGCCACGAGAAATACTCCTCGCTGTTTCCGTCGCCCGCGACCACGACGTTGTAGCCGTCCCATTTGCGTTCGACCGCTTCAGGCGACCAGCCGTCCGGGTTGTCTTCCGGCACCTCGCCGTTCGCGAGGTACATCACGCAATCGGTGCAGCCTTCCAGCTCGATAATCTCGGGCATCAATAGTCCTCGGGTTCGATGGGCTCGTCGGCCCAGTAATTGGGGTCGCTCAGAACGTCCGGGCGATAGCCCTTCATTTTCTTGGCGTCACACTTGGTACAGGTCCGGCACAGCGGAATGCCGCGCGCATCGACCCGCCAGTAGCTGTCGAGGCCAGAGCCGCAGGGGCAGGGGCGAGCTTGGTATCGGCTCATCACAGTTTCCTTTCCATTTCCTTCGACCCTGATATAGGCCGTTCTGACCTATATGTCAAGGGGTCATATGCCGTTGAAATGACAGGAGTTTTCAACCATGGCCAAACCGCTGAAAAAAGACAATGGCGACGGCGACATCGACATCGAGCCAAACGATGACGAAAGCTATGACGATTTCATCGAACGCTGTCTCGACGCCACCGATGGCGACGACTTCACCTGTCAGCTCGCATGGGACAACAGCGACAAGGCTGCGAAAAACGTCGTTCACAAGACGCACGTCTCGCCGGGCCATGGTCTGGAATTCATCCTGTCGGACGCGACGCCGGACCGCATGGGCGACGTGATCGAGGCCGACGGCTGGGATCTTTCCGACTTCAAGAGCAACCCGGTCGCGCTGTTCAATCACAATCCCAATTTCCCGATTGGCAAATGGGCCAATCTTCGGATCGTCAACGGCAAGCTGCGCGGCCATCTGCAGCTCGCGCCGGAAGGCACCTCCGACCGGATCGATGAGATCCGGCGGCTGGTCGATGCCGACATCCTGCGCGCCGTGTCAGTCGGCTTCCTGCCGATGAAGTCCGAGCCGCTCACCAAAAACAGCAGCGGCGGCGGCGGCTTGCGTTTTCTCCAGTCCAAACTGGTCGAGTCATCGCTGGTCGCGATCCCGGCCAACCCCAATGCACTCGCGGTCGCCAGATCGCTCAACATTTCCGCGTCCACTGCCGCAATGGTCTTTGCCGGGCAAGGCAACAAGAAAGACCAGAGCGCGGTGAAGCGCGGCTTCAACGGCGGGCAAGCCGAAAATCCTCCTGTACGAAAGAACAGGATCATGCCTTCTCCACTCACAAAACGAATTGAAGAGACCCAGCAGCGGCTCGTGCGCCTCCGCGACGAACTGACTGCGCATCTGGAAGCGGTCGATGACGAAAACGTCACCGATGTCGATCTCACCACCACCAAGGAGTTCAATCAGAAGATCTCCGATCAGGAAGCCTTGCTGATCGAACTGCAGGCTTCCGAAGGCAGGCTGGCGAAGACCAGCGGCGACGGCAATGGCGGTCCCGCGACCCACACCGTCATCAACAAGGACGGCGGGCGTCGGCCGTTTGCGCTCAAGCCGAAAACAATGGAGCCGCTTGAGTTCCTCGTCCGCGCCGGAACGGTCCGCGCGCTGGCCCGCTCGATGGGCATTTCCATCGATGAGGCCCGCGTCAAGGCCTATGGCGAGGACGAAGCCACCAAGGTGATCTGTGACCTGACACTGAAGAACGCGGTCTCCCCGGCGATCACCACGGTCGCAGGCTGGGCCGCCGAACTGGTGCAGCAGATCGTCACCGATCTGATGCCGACCTTGCTGCCGTCTTCGGTATTTCCGTCGCTGTCGGCGATGGGGCTGAAGCTCTCCTTCGGCCGCAATGGGAGGATCATCATCCCGACCCGCAACGTGACGCCCACGGTTGCCGGATCGTTCGTTGGTGAAGGCCAGCCGATCCCGGTCCGCATGGCAGGGTTCTCCAGCCAGACGCTTGTTCCGAAGAAAATGGCGGTGATCTCGACTTGGACGCGGGAGATGGACGAGCATTCCATTCCCGCGATTGAAGGTCTGCTTCGCGATGCGATCCAGCAGGACACCGCGATCTCCATCGACACGGTGCTGCTCGACATCAATCCGGCGACGGCTATTCGTCCCGCCGGTCTGCGCAACGGCGTCGTGGGTCTGACGCCTACGGCTGGTGGTGGCTTCAACGCTCTCGTCGGCGATCTCAAGGCACTGACGGGTGCGATCCTGACCGCGACGAATGGCAACATTCGAAACATGGTCTGGATCATGAACCCGCAGCAAGCGCTGTCGATTGCGTTCATCCAGCCTCCGGTGCCGGGTGGACTGTTCCCGTTCGCGGCGGAAATCAACGCCGGTCGTCTGAACGGTCGTCCGGTGATCCAGTCAGGCACGGTGCCGGTTGGCGTCGTGATCTGTGTGGATGCGGCGGATTACGTCTCGGTCTCGGGCGACGCGCCGCGATTCGAGATCAGCGATCAGGCTACGCTGCACATGGAAGACACCAACCCGCTGCAGCTCGCTGCGGCTGGTACGCCTGCGGTTGTCGCTGCTCCCGCGCAGAGCATGTTCCAGACCGACAGTCTGGCGCTGCGACTGATCCTCCCGCTCAACTGGACGATGCGAAGGGCGGGAGTCGTCGCCTGGGTTGCGGGCGTAACTTGGTAAACCTGTGCGTGTGGGTCATATAGCATAGCCATGGCTCGCACGCACGGATTATCCAAAACCAAAACCTACATCAGGGGTTCATCCTGAACTTCCCTCAACCATAGGAGTGATCGAAATGGCAGATGCGGATGCACAGGCCAAGGAGACGGTTGCCAAGAGCAACGAAGTGAAAGCGAAACAGGTCGAGCAGGCTTATCACCCGAGCACGCCGACCCCGACGCAGGAGGAAAACGATCTCGCGGTACTCGGAGTCCATACCGACGAGCACGCCGACGACGGCAGCGGACCGTCGCCGCAATTTGAAATGGTGAATACGGCGCACGAAAAGCACACCAAGCAGTCCGAGGCGCAGAAGCCAGCGGGCGGCAGCTATCAGACGCGCGCCGCAACGCCTGCAAGAGAAACGCCGAAGCCGCAACAGAGCTAAGGCGTGGCGAACAATCTCATCGCGCGGATCTTGCGCCCTCTGCTCAAGGCGGCAGAGGGCGGAGTCCGGCAAGGTCCGTACTATCTGCCGGTGACCGGCGGCTGGATTCCGGCGGACTCGCCATGGAACTGGTGGCAGACCGGCATCACCCCGTCGATGGGCTATGAAGGCTCGGCGATTGTCGAGGCGTGTCTGTCGGCCTATTCGCAAACGGTGGCGATGTGCCCCGGCGATCATTGGCGTCTCAACGAAAAGGATGGCCGAGACCGCGTCACCACGTCGGCGCTGTCGCGTGTTCTGCGCAAGCCGAATTCTTACCAGTCGCCCAGCGACTTCATGCTGAATCTGACCCGCTCGCTCTACGCGGACGGCAATGCCTATGCGCTGGCGCTGCGCAACGAGCGCTACGAGATCGATGAACTGCATCTGATGGACCCGCGCCAGAGCAATCCGCAAGTCGCGGAGACCGGCGACGTGTTCTACTATCTCGGCGGCAACAGCGTCATCGACCGACAGGTGCATGAGCAATTGATCGTGCCGCAGCGCGACGTGCTGCACGTCCGGCTGCACACGACGCGCCGTCGCTATCCGTTCCCGCTGGTGGGCGACACGCCACTCGGCGCGGCGCTGCAGGACATCATGCTGTCGAGCGCGATGACGGCGCAGCAGATTCAATTCTACATGAATCAAGCGCGGCCGAGCGCGGTGCTGACCACCGATCTGATCCTCGACAAGGATCAGGTGCAATTCGTTCGCGACCGCTGGGACGAACAGTCGAAGGGTATCAAGGCGGGTGGCACGCCGATCCTGACCGGCGGGCTCAAGCCGATGATGCTGGGCGCTTCCAGCAAGGACATGAATCTGGCCGAGATGCTGAAGCTGCCGGACCAGCATATCGCGCTGGCGTTCCGGATTCCGTTGCAGATTCTCGGCATCGCAGGCGGCACGCCATTCGGATCGACCGAACTACTGATGCAGTCGTGGATCGCGTCCGGTCTCGGCTTTGCGCTCAATCACATCGAGGACGCTTTCGGTCTCTTGTTCAACCTCAAGGGCCAGCCTGAAGAATATGTCGAGTTCGATACCAAGGCGTTGCTGCGGTCGGCGTTCAAGGAGCGGATCGCGGCGCTGGCGCAGGCGGTGCAGGGCGGCATCTTGGCTCCGAACGAGGCGCGGGCCGAAGAGAGCTACGCGGCGGTGAAATTCGGTGATGAGCCTCGCGTCCAGCAACAGGTCGTGCCGCTGAGCGCGGCCGGGGCGATTCCTGCGGCTCCGGGGTCTCCGGGCGCACCGACGCAACCGGGAGCCCCACGACCACCGGGCGTGGCTGCGCTCCCGGCACCGAAGCCGCCGTCAGAGAACCCCACTTCGGCAAAGGACTATCAAGATGTCGTTGCCAGCGAACTCCGATCAATTCTCGCACGCGCCGACCATTATGACCGAAGCAACGCTTGACGCGCTGCGCGACGCGCTAGGTCAGATCGTCTCATCGCACCGCAGGCAGTGGTCGCGAGAGATGGAGCTGATGGCGGCGCAGGGGCGCACCACGATAGCGGAGCTGCGCGCCCAGATCGTTGAAATGAAGTCGATGCTGGACCAGCTCGTCAGCGAGAAGCTGGCCAGCGTGCGTGACGGTACGCCGGGCGACAAGGGCGACCAAGGCGAAAGCGGTGAGCAGGGCCTGCAGGGAATCCCCGGCGAGAAGGGCGAGCAGGGAGATCCCGGAACGCCCGGCAAGGATGGCGACCGTGGCGAGCCCGGCCCGGCCGGTGAGGTTGGCCACATCGGCGATCCCGGAACCCCCGGCAAGCCCGGTGAGCCCGGCAAGCCCGGTGAGCCCGGCAAGCCCGGTGAGCGGGGGTCTGCAGGCGAACGCGGCGAGAAGGGCGAGCCCGGACTAAGCATCAAGGGCGAGCCCGGCGAACAAGGTCTGCCCGGCAAGAATGGCGAGCCCGGCCCCACGGGCCTCAAGGGCGACCGTGGTGAGCGCGGCGAGCGCGGCTTACAAGGCATCCCCGGCGTCGTCGGCAAGGCTGGCGACCGTGGTGAGCGCGGTGAGCCCGGCCTGCGCGGCGAGAAGGGCGAACAGGGTCTGCCGGGTCTCAGCATCAAGGGCGATCCCGGCGAGCGCGGCGAAAAGGGCGACCGTGGCGAGCCCGGCCTGTCGATCAAGGGTGAACGCGGTGAACGCGGTGAACGTGGCGAGCGCGGGCTGCAAGGCGAGATCGGGAAAATAGGACTGCGTGGCGAGCCGGGTCTACCCGGTGTGCGTGGGGAGCCGGGTCTACCCGGTGAGCGCGGCGAGCGTGGCCCGATGGGAATCTTGCCGCGTGTCAAAGTCTGGGAGCCCGGCGTCCATTATGAAGACGACGTGACAACCGCTGACGGTGCAACCTATCAGGCGCTGCGCGATACGGCGGAGCAACCGGGCCAGAGCAAGGACTGGGCTTGCATCGCGCGGGCTGGAATCGACGGGCGTTCGCTCGATGTGCATGGCCTGTTCGATGCGGACGCGACCTACAAGCGGCTCGACATCGTCGCGTTGAACGGCGGCAGCTTCATTGCGAAGAAGGATGATCCGGGGCCATGCCCCGGCGCGGGCTGGCAACTGATCGCCAGCCAAGGCAAGAGCGGCCAGAAGGGCGAGCGTGGCGAGCGCGGCCTGCAGGGACTGCCCGGCATGTCGATGGTGATCGCGAGCTGGCAGATCGACCGCGCCAACTATATCGCGGTGCCGATCATGTCGGACGGTCGCGAAGGTCCGCCGCTGGAGCTGCGCGGATTGTTCGATCAATTCCATCTTGAGGCGAGGTGAACGATGGCGGATGTCACCGTCAACATCATAACGCCAGCGACCGAGTTCGCGTTGCTGACGCTGGACGAATTGAAGACCGCGCTGGCCGCACCGACCGGCACCCCGGCGTCGGACGAGCAATGGGAATGGTTGATCGACACCAATTCGGCGACGGTTTCCGAATTGTGCAACCGGGTTTTCGCCAAGGAGGAAGTCGAGGAATCGTGGCGCGAGATCGTCAACAACCGGATCTTCCTGACGCATTTTCCGGTGAAGGCCGCCGACATCCAGAGTGTCACCACCAACGGTGTCGATCAGCTCGATTACGAGCTGGAG